ATCAAATACTTGCAGGTGATATGATAATCAGCACTGAGTATGAATTATTTGCAAAAACCTCAGACTTCGGTTCTTTAGTTGCTACTAATAGTATTACAGTTGATAGTGTTGCTTATACAGTAAGAGATATAAGAAAAGAAAATGATGGTACATTTTGTAGAATTAGCCTACAGAAAACATAATGACTACTAAAAGAGAAACAATATTAGCAAGAATAGCAACAGTATTAGTAAATACTACTGGTGTATCTGATCGTATTTTTAGAAGTCGTACAACAGCATTAACAAGGGCAGAAACACCAAGTATTATTATTGAACCGCAGAATGATGTAGTAGAACAAACGACATCACTGCCAACATTAGATCATACTCTTACAGTAAAAATTAGTGTAGTTGTTAGAAGTTCTACACCACATCAAACAGCAGATCCAGTTGTTGAAAGTTTACATTCTAAGTTAATGGCAGATTTAACTCTTAATGGTAATGCTATTGATATACAACCAGCAGATACTTCTTTTCAATTTATTGATGCAGATCAGGGGGGTGGCATTATTGAATGTGACTATGATATAAGATATAGAACAAATATTGACGATCTAACTACTTGATACTTACATAATTCTTATAAAGGTTTATTATATAAACATAGTGATTATTAGGTAAATGCCAAAACTTCA